AGCCCCCCCTTCATTCATCCAAGCCACTAGCTCTTTGATTGATTCTGTACCAAAGAGTGGTGTATCAAAATCGTTTCTCTTGCCATAGACTGTATAACGGTTTTCTTCTCTAAAACAATTGATTTGAATCGTAAAGAGTGTATCACCTGATTCAATATCTGCAATTCTAAAATCATCATACAATGGACCTGCAAGTGGACAGTTATTCTTGAACCAAACATACATGTTATCAAGATTAAGTTTCCCACAGTCTTTAAATTGTTTGACGATGCTTCCCATACGTTTTGTTTTATTCCCTAAACTATCA